ATCCCGGCGGGATGCCTTGGTTGACCAATTGCGTTTGCAACTGCGCCCGCTGACGCTCAAGTTGCGGCTGAAGTCGGCCCATAATGGCCTGCTGCGCCGTCGTACCAGCGTTTATGGGGGCTTGCGGAAGGCCGGACACATCTAACCCGCGGGCGTACCCATATTGGCCCTCAAACGGCCCACGGTTGACCCGTTCCGCGCCGACGTTTGCGCCAGCCCGTCCCATGCCCATCAAATCCGGCCCTTGGGCTACCTGTCCATACCCGCCCAAAGTCGTCTGCAAATCGCGGAGGTTGGGGTTAAACCGTTGACCGAGAACGTCCCGCGCAACGCCAATGCCCTGCTCGCCAAGGCCCGCAAGGGCAAGGTCTACGCGCTGCTGCGCCTCAAGCGTTTTTTGCGCTTCGGGGGTAAGGTACTGCTCAATGTACGGCGTATCTTGATCGGTCATCGTCATAAACTGTTCTTTGGTCGGCGCAACCGGCGGGCCACCCGTGTAGCCGCCTGTCGTGCCACCTGTGTAGCCGCCCAAACCGCCGGTATAACCGCCGCCGTAAATGCCGCCGCCGCCGTACAGGTCGCCAAGGCCGACGCTGCCCATGTCTTGCGCCGTAAAGTCCGAATCCGGCATATACGGCGAGCGTTCCAGCCCTTGCGAGGTCATGCGCCCCGGCGTTCCGCCCGTTGTCGTCGTGACATCGCCCGTGGCAGGCGTTTGGGGCCGTGAAGCGTTATATGCGTCCAGTTGCTTCTGGTATTCGGCCATCGCTTGGTTGTAAGCAGGCTCGTTCAGCACTTGTCGGCCAAACGTGACGCGCTGCCCACCAAGAGGCGTGGAAATGTTGGGGTTAGAGAGCCGAGCCGTTAGGCGGGCGGCATCTAGGTTAGCCGCGCCTTGCGCGGTGGCTGCTGCGGCGTAGTCAGGCGCAGGCGGCGGTGACGGTGATCTTTTGCCCATACCGAGGCTCCAAGAAGCGACACGCCGAGCGTGTCATGGTTAACAACACGATATCGCCGTCGGTGTCGGCGTCTTTTAGACGCGCTTCCTCGGTGAATCCCATTTTACTCACAACTTTCTGCGCCCGCACGTTATTGCTGCTCACAGGGCAAATGACCTTGTGGACATCGCAAACGTTGAACGCATAGTCAAAAATCGCGGCCACATAAGCCGGTGTCATCCTGCCTTTTACGCAGATATGGCATACCACCGACCGGCCATTAAAGTTCTCGTACACCACTCCGGCGACAATTTTGCCGTCGTTGAATAGCCCGATAGCGTTGGAGCGGTCGGGGTTATACGCCCCGTCCATTTCGCCCATCACCCAATGCCCCACTTCGGGGCTTGACGCTATATACCGGCCCATCCTGTCTGGTACACCACATCCGTTGAGGCCCATTGCAGCGACAAATTCTTGGAACTGGTGTTCATCTGAATCCCCGCGCAATATCCGATGCCCGTTACGCCCTGCCAGTTAGCCTGCACAACATCGCCCGATCCCCACGTTGCCGTATCCCATACCGCCGTATCCCATACCGAGAACGAAGTTGGGCTGTACGCAATAGCCGCCGTACTGTCGGCTTGGCTAAAGTCCACGTTGATGGACAGGTTGATGCCGGGTGTGCCGTTGGAATACAGACTTGGGCGAGCGCGGGTAAAATATTTTTTTACGCCGCGTGTCTCAAAATAATTAAACGCCTGTAGCGCACGGCCCGCGATGTTATCGGTGTTATCTACATAGCCCGTGTTGCCAATTGTCCATGCTTTTGCAACGTAATCTGACCCGCCAAAATACGGATCATCGTTGTAAATCGTAAAGCAGTTAGCCGCCCAACCCGTAAATTTGCACCAAGCCTTTGTGATGTTGTTCATCACAAATTGCTCTTGGTTGCCCGTAGATACCGGCACGTTAACAATCAGCGCGTTGTTTTTTGCGTTGTACAACATTACCCAACCAAAATTGTTCTGGTAGGTAGAAGTTGCCGCTGCAAACGCACCTTGGATTTTGTCCGACAACGCTACGTTGGGATCAAGACGCGAGGATTGCAGCGCAGAGGCCAGCGGCAACAACCCGTCTAGCGTCAACAGCAGCAGATCGCCGCCGTATTTCATAAAACAGCGTTTGGAGACCGGCGCACCAAGCACCCACACGCCGATCAGTTCCCAAGTAGACGCGCTAGATGGGTCTGTGCCGCGATACACGATGCACTCGCCCTTGTTGGTGACAAACACAAGGTTGTCATCCACGCCGTAGCCCGCGTCAATCGTCCACGTTCCCATAGCGACCAAATAGCCGCCAAACTTGGCAATAGACGAGAGATCAAGCGACTGCGCTGCACCGCCTACTGATGCCGTCGGCAAATACCATGCTTTTAACGTGTCTTTTTCAATAAACCATACGCGGTTTTTGAAAAGGTTGATGTTGGAAAGGTTGGTTGTGGTTACGCCTGTAATGGAAGGCGTGGATGCGCTATCAATCGCTGTCCAAGTTGTGCCGTTATACAAACGCGGCTTGTCTACGCCGTTAACGGCATACAGAAAATTGCCGCCCGTTGTGGCTACGTTGATGAATTCCCAACGTGCATTAGATAACCCCGACACCACCGCTGCGCCAACCGCGCCAGAGGAGGTGCAGTCGTAAAACCCTGTGCTAGATGCCGCAAACAGTTTTGTCGTTGCTGCGCCGTTGTACGGCATCAGCGTTTCAACTTGTCCCGGCAGTCCTGTTGCGTGTTTGCTGTACCCGCCGCGCAAATTGACGCTTGCCACGCCGGGGAAAAAGTTTTCCAACGTGACGGCATCGGTCGGAGCCATGTTTGCCAAAGAGTCGCGGGCGTTCCAACCGCCTACGGGGGCCGGAAGCGAAGCAACGCTGGCTGCTGCGCGTTGAATGAGAGCGCGACGAGCCATTACGACTGTCCGTACCCACTATCGGGAATGTTGTCGTAACCGATCAACACCGTACCCGGTCGCGGGGCAAACGACAGGTTAGCCGCCGACGTATCCTGCGCGATACTGGTTTCTAGTTCCATGATGTAATCGCGGTAAAGCGCGGTGGTGTCAAAGCCCTTGGCCTCAAAGTATTTAAGTTTGGTACTCAACACCATGAGGCGGTCGGGATATAGGCAAGTATCGGTATCTGCCGTAAACGAGGTTTTGGCTACGCCCGATGCGCTTTCAGCCCATGCGTTACTGCGATACTCAAACCCGAGATATTCGCCCGCGTTGACACCCGGCCAAATCTGAAAGTATTTGCCAAGCAGTCGCCAACGGATGCGAGGGCCGGTGCTGATATAGCCCGACAACAGCCATTCCCATTGCTGCGCTGACTCGGGGCCAAGCATTTCCCAACGCTTGCTTTTATCCCAATGCGTGCGCGGCACCGTGCTGTTGTAGTCGGAAGGGAGGTCGTACTTGACCTTTTGGAACGTCAATGTTCCCCCTACCTGTGTTTGCGTAAAGGCTTGGTTGACCGTTACAGCGGTTGGACTATCAACGCTTGTAATGTACGTTGCGTTGCCGATGCCTACGCCTTGCACTTGGTAACTAGTGGACAGCCCCGTAGTGCTAGGAATGTTGATGATCTGATACCCGCCGTTGACCCAATCGCCCGTCGTGGTCGTGGCATCGGTATAAAACGTGTATTGTTTGGTCAGTTCGCGCCAATCAGCCCGACGCAACAACTCGTAACCCGTAGCGTTCATTAGCGCAAGAATCTGCACAACGTCTTGGTTAGCGTTGCCAGCCACCGTGCTAGGAGTCGGTACGCCCAGTTCGTTAGTTACTTGCTGGACGAGTTGAAGCATCGTGCTGCCCATGTTTAGCCTCCTTCGGCTACTTTAGGAGGCCGTCCCGGTTTACGAGCGGCCATCAGTTCTGCCATCTGCGCTTTGAGCGTTTCCAACTCGCTGCGGGTCTTTTCCAATTCTTCCGCACTTTCGTTGCGGAACTTGCTTGCCAGATATGACTTGGCACGCTCACGAAGGCCGGGGCCACCCATGCCAATGCGCTGCAATTGCGAGTCCGAAGCGGCGGCGACTTGCTCAACGCTTTGGAACTTGAGAATACGCAGTTCTTCAACCTGTGCGCGGCTTACTTCGCCTTTGCTATCGCGCTGCCAATCGTCCAGCGACGTTCCAACTACAGGCACGCCATCGCCCTGCTTCATCTGGAAATACAGCCATTGGCGCGGGAATCGCTCTTTATGATCCTCACGCACGGGCTGTTCAATGATGTTGGTTTTGTCGCCGGGGGCCATGATGCGAACAAAGGGCTTTCCGTCCCATCCTTCAACATCCTTGGCAATAAAAAACTCAACGTGCAATTGAGCGTCAGCAGCGGAAATATCAGAGTCAAGGGCCATCGTCTTTCTCCTGTGGGGATTAAGTTCTTGCGCCGGTCATGCTGTACCACTTTGTGTTGGATACAGCGTAATAAATGCTTGTGTAATTCGCAGCCACCGACGCGGATGTCGTCCCGTTGATGGTGGAATTGGTATCGTACGGATAAACCTTTAACGTGTTCGCGCCCGAGTTGGTGACATAGATCACTTCACCCATTTCGGTCTGCGGTAACTTTACGCCTGTGCCGCTTGCCGTCGTGCCGACGTTGTTAAATACAAAAGTCAGTTGGTATGCGTCACCCGCCACGGTTCCGGTCGCGGTAATCGCATCTGCCCCGTCGCCACAAATGGAGACAGTAGACAGGCGCGACAACCCCGAACCAAGAACCCGTGACGGGATCGGCACGATTTAGGCTCCGAGAATGGAAACCCAAACCGTCGGGCTGATGCCGACAAAAAGGCGGCGTTTCGTGGTCGCAATGGACACCGAAGCAGCCCCGTCAATGGTTGAACCGGTCTGCGGGTAAACGGTCAACGTGCTAGCACCGTCGTTCGCCACGGTCACAATCGCACCGGCTTCAGCAGGCGGGAGTTTGACACCCGTGCTGGCAGCGGTCGTTGAAACGCGGTTATGGACGGCAGAAAGCGCAAGAGCGTCACCCGCAGCGGAACCGGCAGCGGTCAGCGTGTTGCCAACGTCACCGCAAATAGCGGTCGTTGCGCCACCCGACTGGCCCGCACCCTGTACGCGTGAAGGAATTGCCATGCTTGTTCTCCTAGAGAGAAGGGGGCGTTGCCGCCCCCGACTCAATTAGACCGACGCCTTACCAAACCACGCGTAGTCCCCAGAAACGAGGTCAACGCCGGGGCTGGTGTATGCGCCACCAGTCGCCGCCACCAAGAAGGTGGTGGTGTTGATGTCACAGGTCGTGGTGCCAGCGGAAATCGTCGCGTTCGCCTTGGCGAACACATAACGCTTTCCATCCGAGCCAAACACTTCCGCGCCGAGCGGCCCCTGATTCGGGACGTAGGCCGGGGTGCTGGCGTAGTACGAAGTGGCCTGTACTTGAGCAGCGTTGTTCAAGTCAATGCCACCGAGGTTTGCGAGTGAATATGCCATGTTTGCTTACCCCTATTAGGCGATGAGAACGCCGCAGAACTGCGGGCCAGACGAAGTGAGGTTACCGGCCCAGCCGATCAACTTCACAATCGCATCTTGGTTGACGGCCTGACGCTCGCCACCAATCGGCACGAAGTTACGATCCTTGTGCGGACGGAACATGAGGTACTTGGTGTTCAAGAACCACATGTGGTTCGCGTTGCCCGAACCCGAGTTGTAGGTGGACGAACCGATACCACCGTCCAGCACCACGTCGGAGGCCATGCCCGCGCCGTAGTACTTAAGGGCCGCGAAGCCCGCACCCGCCATGCCCGAACCGGAGTCCGTGATGCGCTGGATGCTCTGCAACGATTGCAGATACAAGCGGTAGTAGTTGTTATCGGCCACGATCAAGTCCGGCTTGTCCGTGCCACGGATCAACTGCACGGCAACCGCATCCATATACTGCTGGATGTTGGAAGCCGAGACAGCCGCGCCGCCGTTCGTTACGCCCGAGTAGGACACCGAACGCCAGAACGACCACGTTGCGCGGTTGATGCCGCCGTAAGTGCCGGTGGACGGGCTGTCGGGAACCGCAGCGGCGAGGCCGGTGAGGTTCTTGCCCGAGTTGCCCGTGCCGTCGCCGTAGAGGTCACCGCTGATGCGGTTCGCCAACTGCGCTTCGGCCACTTCCATGCGTCCGTCCAGCAAGTCAATGATGGCTTCCTTGCCCGAGTTCTGGATCATTTCCAGACCCGAGATGGACACCGCCGAGGCGTACTGGCTGATGCTGAACTGCGCCGCCGAAATGGGCGAGTTCTGACCGACGTTCAACACTTCATAACCCGAGTACGAGTTGGTGTTGTTGGTGGTCGTATCGTTGTACATGATTTCTTGCAAAATCACGTTACCGCCGGAGAACGTCTTAATGTTCCCACGGTCCTTGAGGCGACGAAGCAACGCGTTGTTGTTCGTCACGTTGTCAGCGAGTTCACCCGTGCGGCTCTGAATGTTAGTCGCAATGATGTCGCTGATGCTTGAGTTGGCAAATGCCATGTTAATACTCCTGTATCAGTTGATTAAAACCGTGACTCTTGCTCGTTGAACGATTCTTCAAGCAATGCACGGCGACTTTGCGCTTTGGGAGCCGTGTTCGCGCCGGGTGTGGCACTTCTGACGCTGACCGCAGCAGCCCGAGCCGCTTTCGCCGCTCGGTTTTTCTCCGCTGCCTGCTTTCTATCCAGTTCGGCTTGTCGGCTTTCCTGTATTTTTGCAGACAATTCGGAATCTAAACGTAACGCTTTATCATAAGCGTCTTCCAATGTCTCCGCCATGCCCGATTGGAGCAGTTGAATCATTGTCGGACGCGCTTCTTCAAAGTACTCGGCCTTTTGTGAGAACGAGTCAATTTCGTTAGCCATTTTTGCCTGTTCCATGGCCTCCTGCTGCTGTTTCCAAGTCAGCACTTCGCCCTTGACGCTGGCTAGTTCGTTTTTAAGGGCAAACAACAGGGGGTCGGCGGCGTTCTGCGGGGCATAGGCTTGGCTTGCGCCCATACCAGACAGGTCTACGCCGTATTCCTGCGCCAATTGCGCGAAATACTGTGCGCGGGCCTGCGGATCGGAGGTGCGAAGGGTGTAATCGGCCTTCATCAACGCCGCTACCGCCTGTTCCGGCTTCAAACCGAGGCCGGTAATGGTCTGGCGGTACGGCTCAATGGCCTCCTCCATTGCATCGGCAAACTGCTTTTTGGAAAGCAGCGGCTCAATGCCTTTTCGCATTTGCTCTTCGCGCTGCCACGCATACTCTTGGATGCGCGGGTCGGCCTTCTGCCACGCTTCGTGATATTCCTTCTTCCACGATGCCGGGGGACGCTTCCAAACCGGCTCCTCAACGGGTTCCGGCGGGGGTTCCTCGGCCTTGGTCGTTTTGGCGAATCGTCCTGCCTCGTCGCGCCCTGTGGGGGCTTCCGTTTCTGCCGCCTCAAACTGTTCGGCCAGCAGACTTTTACGGTCTACCGGTTCCTCTGCGGCGGTTTCAACGGGGGCTTGGGTATCCATTACTTATCTCCTGTGGGGATCATGGGTAAATCGGATTTCATCGCGTAAACGCGACAGGAGGCGATTAGCGTCCTTATGGGTCATGCTGGCAAGTTGGTGACGTAGCACATCAACCCGCTGGCTTTTACGCTCTACAGGCCTTGGAGCGTGCTTTAGGGGGTCTTCGTTACCCACCTCTATGCACCCGTGCGCTTTAAGGTGCGCCCGATGCTCCGAGCGGCTGGTAATCATCCGACCGTCAATCATGGACTTATACGGTTGAATGTCAGGCATGACGTAATGCCATTGGCCTTTCTTGTCCTTGGCAACCTCTACAAAGTTGCCGTTTTCGTCTTGGATGTATCGTCGTTTCATAGCAGTAACAGTAGTGCTTCCTCGTCGTCCAATTCTTGCAATTCCCGATACAAACGCTCCATGCGCGCAACGTCGTTTAGGAGCGCGTCAAAATTGATCTGTGCAACCGGGATAGCGGCTTCGGCAACTTCAATGTCCGTCTCAACAAACGGCGCAACGATTTCCTGCGCTACGCGGGGCTTGCCTTCAACCAGTTCTTCGTAGGCCGCAATGATTTCCTTGCGGCGTTCGGCGCGCTTCTTGGCTTCTTCGTCAAACCGCTTGTGCTTGCGCTTGTCGCCATCGTGCGTGTCAATGAGGACAACCGGCGGGGGCGGCGCGGCCCCAACCGAATCATCGGCAAACGGAAGAACGCAAAATGGGACTAGGCCAAACATCAGCCGCTAACCCCTCCCGAGGTGGTCGGTTCGGTCGGTTGCCACGGTTCGGCGGGAATTTCCGGCGTTTCGGGCGCGGTTGCTAGATATTCGCACTCTACCCACGCCAGTCCATCATGCGCCCAATTCCATTGGTAGCCGGGACGGTCAGCGGGCTTGGGATCGCGCACAACCCACTCGCCGTTTAGCCAAGCGAGTTCCTTGCCTTCCGGCACTTCGGGCG